AGGGTAGTGCTTCTACCCTTCCATTGTCTAATTTTATAAATCAGAAAAGAAATGAAGAATTTTATTTTTGCCATGTGTGGCTTTTTAATGATGTCTTTGGTTTCGTTGAGCGTGCAGGCATCAAGTGTGGAATCTCCTAAGTGTGAATACGTGAATCCATCGGTTGATGTTGGTCTGCCGGATATTCAGTTTATCACTTTGGAAACGGCTCCGGCTGATTGTGTTGTACTGACCATGACGCATCCCATGTTTTTGGTTGCAAATAACCCGGCTATGATGTGTTCGATAAAAGAGGGAATGGCTATTCAAGGGGTACGAATTAATGTTCCCAAATGTCCGTTCAGATACATCTATAAATCTAAACATTGTACGCATTATAGCTATACCGCATATAGTAAACTGATTACACCATATTGAATGATATCAGCCATGAGTAACAAGGAGTTTGTATTAAGCGTATTTGATAAGAACACCCCGTCTAATCTTGTAGTTGAAAATATACTTTCAAGAACGGGATTGGATGGTGAAGAACCTTTTGCCGAGGAAAATCGGGCAAGATTAGAGGTCGCTTGTGCAAAGCAAATTCCGTGGATGATACAAAATCCATCTTCGGTCAGCGAAAGCGGATTTTCTGTGTCTTGGTCTAATTATGTTGATAGCCTAATGAAATTGTACTCATGGCTGTGCAAACAGTACGGTTTGAAAGACGAACTGAGTAACAAACCTAAAGTGACTTTCTTATGATATTCGCTCCCCACATATTGCAAGTTAAGGTTATCACCCCGATGGATAAGGATGAGTTCGGAAGACCTATTCCCGGTACCGGTGGTGAAAGCTGGCAGGAGGTGTGCAAATGCCGTTGTGATGATGTGAGCGCGGAAAAGAAAGTATCTATCAATGGTGCTTTGTATGATTTCAAGTACAAGGTAGTCTTTGACAAGCCGTCAAAGGTTGAAGCAGGTGCAGAGATTCGTTGTTTGAATGTCGATGGAAGCATAAGAGGTGAAGGAGTTGCTAAAAGCCCTTTGGAAACAAACTATTTTTCCTACAGAGTAATATGGTTGGAATAGATGCAGACTTTTCGGATGTTGACCAGTTCTTTGAGGACGGAACAAGCGAAGTCGTTGCTGGCATGAAAGAAGAGGGAGAGGCATTTGTTGAAGATGCAAAAGCTACCGGAAACTATCAAGACCACACAAAACATTTGAGAGAATCGAATGATTATGAGGTTAATGAAGATGGCTTAATTCTGAAAAACGAAGCTGATTATGCTTCATTCGTGGAATCCAAAGGATTTGAAGTTGCAGGAAGTGCAGCGATAAGGACAGAAAAAAGATTGAAAGATAGATTTGAACGATGATAGTAACCACCGACATAGGAAACATCCTCTACCGGGACTGCAAGATTTTCGGAATAGACATAGTACCAGCAGGAGAAACGCTGACGGGTGAATTGAAGTCCGAAAGGATTGTCATCCACACGAAGAAACAACAGACGGGAACTTATTGGAAGAAATCTTTCGCAGAAGTGAATCTATGTGTACCCAATTTAAGCGAGAATGAAGCGAACACAATCCGGCTTAACGAACTTGAAAGAAAGGCTGACAAGCTGTTTGATGATGTAGTAAGCACCTATGATGGTATGACATATCGTTACTCTATTGATTCTATCGGTACAGAAGCGGACACAGCTTTGAAGTGTCATTATGTGAATGTGAGAATTTTGTTTAATGTATTAAATGTAAAATGATATGATTACAGCAGTAGAAATTGACGAACTGTATTATGCAGAACCGATTAAAACGGTTACTACTCCAGCTGCCGGATTAACAGGCGCAGAAGTAGCCACCATCTTGAAAAACGCAGCAACGAAGCGGGTCAAGAATGTGCATGGTGACACGTATCAATACGAAGAAGCAGAGGCAAGTGTAACTCGTTACAAAAACGCTTTGACTGGTGAGTACTACCGGGAAACGTCTGAACCGGGTGAGGTGAAAATCAACTTCACCATTGGTGAGTATGATTATGCTACAAAGGCTGATTTACAAGGTGGTAAAGCCACAGAAAAGAATTGGGAAAGAGGCAAGTATAAGCCTATTCATAAATGTGTGATTGGTAAAACCAAAGACGGAGTTTATGTTGTGTTTCCGAAAGCGGCTATCAATGCCCGTGGCTCTAATACCGATAAGGCTGTCGGATTGGCTGTTTCGGCCGTTCCCCTTTCCACAGGTGTAGATGGATTGGCTTCCGAAAAGTGGTTTGACGAATCGGAAGTTGTAGTGCCGGAAGGTTGATAATTTTTCAGTAAAAGGATTGTTTTCAGATGGCGGTGGGTGGTTGCTCACCGCCTTTTTAATTTAATGTTATGAATAATCAAGCAGCAAAAACAGTTTCTGATGCTTTGTTAGGGCTGGATTTCATGAATGTGGAGATAGGAGGGATGGTTTATACCATTAAACCTCCTACAATTAAAATTATCTGTCGTGTCATTCATCATTTTTCCAATATCGGCATGACTGGAGATAATGTAATGGAGGCTATTAAAGAACTTCCTGAAATTGCTGGAGATATGCTGAAAGGCATTTCTTGTTTCATCTGTGGCAGTGAGGAGCTGGCTGAAAATTTAGAGAACGGGACTTTTGAAGAAGTTAGGAATGCCTTGGAAGTCTGTTTCTCTATGATGGATATATCGGCTTTTCAGTGTGTCAGCTCGATGAGGAACGTGTCGATGCTGGCAGCAAGACCGAAACAGTAGGAAACACAACGTT